AGTTATGATCTATAAGCTTGTCAAGACTATACTCTGATAGATTCTCATTCAGAATATGTTGAGCAATCATAGTGTCAATAAACGGACCTTCTGGCAACTCGTTGTCAAAGTACTTACGAATAGATCTTGCGTCAAATTTGACGTTATGTCCAATCTTAACAAGGTCACCAAAGAATATGGGTTCAAGTTCCTTAAAAACTTTAGTTCGAGACAGCTGTTCCGGAGCAGGAGAAAACACTGCTGGGATATAATACCTACCCTTAGCCATTGACTCCTTACCATTAGCCAGGAGTTTACGGTAACCGCTTGGTGGGATCGTAGAACCATCGCCACGTTCTTCAGGGATGATTATTTCACCGTTGGGGTGCCCCATTGGGATTGCCCATGAGTGCCCCTCTGTAGCAAGACCAAGCCAAAATACTTCATTACGCATTGGATCTAACGCAAGAGTGTTTGCCCATTTGTTTACAAGGATTTCTTTTGATCGGGCAATTACATCTTCAGAGGTTGTTTTAATGGTTGTGGCGTGTGTTTCCCATTCCTGGTCAATCCAAGCCATAACATCAGAATGCCGTTCTACAATACCTCGGGTTTCAACGTCAAACGCAAACGCCCCTACTTCAGTAATTGTAGCTACAATTTCCTGTAACTCTTCTATTGTAGATACAACATGGGGGGCCGTTAAGCCCCCCATGCAACCATTAAACTGGTTCATCTCAGTCTGCCAAATCTTCTAAGGCAATCTGAGTAAGGTCCTTGCGGGTTGGGATTTGGATAATTTCAGGGGTGTAGGCATCCTTGCGGAAAACCTTTAAGTCATCTTCGGTAAGACCGTCAATATTCCACTCTTCAAGATCTCGTTCCTTAACTAACTGATGGTTAGTTGCAGAAGTTGCACCCTTGCCTGAACGGCTGACCGCCCAGTAGTGCTTGGAAAGTGGTCCCTGTCGTGGGTCAATGTGGAAGTTCTTAAGTTGGTCAATAACTCGTGGTCCAACTTCATAGGACTTGTGCATTGGTTCAGCATCTGAAGACAACAACACTACGTTAAACGCAAATCGTGTTGAGGGTCGGCTACCTGCATCACAAAGCGGACAACCCTTGGGGTCTAGGTCCGCAATGCAAGTAAAAGACTTCTGACCAGTACGTTCTACCCAGTGTTGGCGGTAGGTGGCGTACGGCTCATCTTCAAGAAACTTAATAATGGTTGTATCTTCTGAAATACGTAATCTCTGTGCGTATGGGGAATCTGCTGATTTAGCTTGCTCTACAGCACCCCAACCACTACGGATTACTTTGGTAGCCACAGCGGGCTTGTCATCATCATCATCATCATCGATTTTGCGGCTTGCACGTGTTGGCTTTGCCGCTTCTTCCATGATTTCTGTTTCGTCGTCGTCGTCGTATCTGCTCATGATTTTGTCCTTTGTGTTTGTTAGTTGGGCCATTTTTGTTTTATGTATTTTCTGAATCCATCCCAGTTGGCCTTTGCTGGGTTGGAAATTTGAAACTGATCAACAGCGTCAATCAGAAACTCTACCTGCTCCAAACTGTAAAGTCTACGACCTTTCAAAGTTTTTCCAGGAATTTGTTGGCCACGTGGTGTGGGGGTTCTAAAAGTGGCTCTAGGTATCCACCCTTGTTGCTCCCACATCCTAATGGTCACCGGCTTTCTATCTAATGCCTTAGCAAGTTCTCCAACAGAAAAGAACATACGCTCTTCTCCAGACATATGGAAAACCTTACCACGTGCACCATTTAGTCTATCTTCAAGTCTTGAATCTTTTTTCTTGGCACTTTCTCTATTTTTAGGAGGAGTTTTACCAGGATAGTCAGGTAGATCGTTGAAGAAGTCTAACGGGTCTTTGGGCATCATTCGTCTCCGTAACTCTTGCCCTCTACGACTTTAAACGCCCATGATTCTTTTTTGACATAAAGCTCGTCAAGTTCAAGTTTTAGTTCTGGGTTATCCCATACTTTACCTAAAAGCTTATCTTCGCTAAGTATTCTTACTTCTTCAGAGACGTCTTTCCACATGTTCTTAGATCTAGCCCACTGTTCTGCAGCATGGTTATCTAGATTGATAGACACACGACGTTCTCTTTTAAGTTGGTGCTCTCCTGCAGGGAGCCACTTGTGTCCTTTGTCATCAACGTCTCCGAAAGAATCTACTTGGCTGCTCAGCTCTTTTTTAATCTTGTCTAGGCGCTCTTGGTATTTTTCAATAAGGCTCTTTAAGTTTACGTATTCAGTAACTATGCGTCCTAGGTCAATTTCATGGATCTTTGAGTTATTACTCATGGTGCTCCTATACGTGTGAGTCACGCAGAAATTGCGTGAGGCTTCCTAGTGTTATGTCAAACCCACCACGAACATCATGGTGTTTTCCATCTACAAATGCTTCATTAATTGAACGTTTTTGTTGAAGCATTTCGTATTGGCGTTCCTCAATACTACCCTGCATAACAAAAGTTGCAATAGTAACGTGAGGAAATTCTGAAGAAAGTCTAATAATTCTTGCTTCTCTTTGTTCAAGTTTTCCACTGCTCCATGGAAGGTCATATGAAATTAGATAGTTGGCCATAGGTAAGTCAACACCATACCCACCAGCATCTGAGGAGAGGAACAACCTGGTATCTGGGTCAGTACCAAACTGTTGTTTAGAATTATCGCGATCTTCCGCTGACATCCCGCCCATAAATAAAACACTCTTTGTTAACTTAGAGGTGGATTCTTTAATCAATCTTAGGTTTTCTTTAAAGAAAGAAAATAGAACTACTTTATTCTTGGGGTCAGCACTAAGGACTTCTTCAATGTACTCAACTACTGCATTAAGTTTGGGGGTGTCTATCGCTTTAGATAGGTAACCTCTTGCGTCAATGTCAAATGCGTAAGCACTCCCCTCATTGGGGCGTTTTGGGTCTGCGTATATTGCAGCGGATCTTGATACGAGGTTTGGGTTGTCACACAACATTCTAAGGACGGTCAGTCTAGACATGATTTGCCCTTGTGCTTCGTTAGAAGCTGGGTCGTTGTAATGTTTCCATAAGTTGAAAGAACCACCGTGCTTAGACATGGCTTGCTGAAGTTGGTGTAGTAGGTCAGTTGCAATAGTTCTGTATAAGGTTGCCCCATGGGTATCAAATGGTACGGGTATTAATTGATGGATAATTTCAGGAAGCTGATCAGCAATGTCTTCTCGAGTTTTTCTGATCATGCAGTCTTCCATTGAAGAATGTAGGTTGTTTAAGTTTCGATAGCGCACGGGTTTACCATAGTAATCACGAACTATGAAGGTTCTATCAAAGGCATCAAATGGACCAAGTACCGTTGGGTCAACAAACTCCATGATGGAGAACAACTCTTCTGGTCGGTTTTCAATTGGCTGGCCGGTTAGAGCGTACCTGTATACCATTGGTTTGGATATTCTTTTTACCATCTTAGAGCGTTTACTTGAACGGGATTTAAGCATGGTTGCTTCGTCCACCACAATTGCTTGACATGGGATGCGTTTAAAGAACTCTAGGTCTCTAATAAGACATTCAGTATTAACAATCACATACTGTGATGAAATGGCTGCTTTCCAAAGTTTCTCTCTAGTCTTTGCAGGGCCATCAATAACAGTTACTCTGGAGTTTGTAAACCTCTGTATTTCACGTTTCCACTGGTACTTGAGTGATGCTGGGACAACAACTAAACATCGATCAATATCTCTGTTGACTAAGAGGGTTTCTATGCAAGAGATAGTTGTAACGGTTTTTCCTGCTCCCATAACAAGTCCAAGAAGTACTTGACCACGGTCAAGCATCTTTTCAACTGATTCTTCTTGGTATGGGTAAAGGGAACCTGTAAACATCTAAGCAATCCATGGGGGCATAATCTTGGCTGTTTCTAAACCAACCTCAATTTCAACGTCCGTCATATCTCCTATATCTTTAGCATCAGTATTTTTGTAGTTCCACCAGTACAACCCTTTGCGAGGTGTACCAAGTGCGTGGTAAAGCTTCTTACTAGATTCTACACCAGCTTTATCGTTATCCATTGCTACTATAACTTTATCAGCTAAATGCAGTATAAGGTCTATTTGCTCTTGAGATACATACGCACCAAAAGTTCCAAGTGCTTGGGCTTTATCCGTTACCTTGGCAAACCTAATAACATCTAATGGTGACTCTACAATAACTGCTGTTGAGCTGCGGAAACGTTCAACTCCAAATAGGGTCTTAGATTTCTTTACCCCAGTTGGAAAATTTAATACACTACCTAATCTTTTTTCTTGCCAACCATCCAACCGTCCAGTAGCAGACATGATTGGGATGGCCCAGGATTTATTCTTGGGGTTCCAACGTACACCATATCGGTGTGTTATCTCAGGGTCTAAGTTGCGAGAACTGCATAACCGTTCTGGAACTCGGTCAAATCCAAAGAAGGCATCGCGATCTACAAACACATCTTCTTGTTGGGCTTTGCCCTCTATCAAAGTTTTGTAGCTTGCGTCTACAATCATCTTCTGTATTTCAATCCCAGAGTCACCCCCTGAGAGCTCATACAATAAAGATGAGAGCGACCCACGTGCTCCACATGAGAAGCAGATCCATAACCCAGTTGTGGCATTCATGCTCCAAGACGGAGAATTGTCTGGTTTGCCAACTGTTCTGATGTGAACTGGGCATTTACCAGTTATTTCTTTGTCTCCAACTCTTTTAACCTCCACCCCTAGTGATTCTAGGACTTGGGCCAAGTTAGTCGAATGAGGGGTTGATGTGGTCGTCATAATCTGATACCTCCTCAAATTCCATAGTAGTCCAGTCCCACTTAACGTGTACTTCACCAGTAGGGGCTGTTCGGGCTAATACAACTCTAATGATTGCTTGGTCTTCCATATCTGGGTTTCGCTCAACACCAAGAATCAAGTCAGCGTCTTGCGCAAAAGATGAGGTGTAGCCAATTGCATCTGCCGTAACCGCACGAGTCTTTTTGTTGCCTAGCTTCCAAGAAAGAACCTGAGTAGTTGCAACTACAGGAATGTCAAAACGCTGTGCAAGTCTTTTCAGAGATCTTGTGATGTTGGTTAGGGCTTGGGGGCTTCCCTTTGCTTCACCCTCCTCATCATCCATCAAGTACACACCATCAACAAACAACACGTCAGGTTGGTACTCCTGTACTTTTCCAGCAAGAGCTGTAACTGTTGTAAGTGATGAGGTATCTTCACTGAAAACAAATGGATGCATGTTTTTGCGGATGCTCAGGGCTTTGCGGATCTTTATCATGTCATCGTTGTTTAAGTCACCTGACAAGATGCGGGTATACGGTACTTTGGAAATCAATGAGTCATACCGTGCTTCTTGTTCTTCAATGCTCATTTCAAAAGAAACAAAGAGTGGGCGCTTGCCGTGGATGTGTGCAGAGTTGGCAAGGATCAAAGCAAACAAAGACTTACCACGCTTTGGTTCACCAGCAAACACAATGAATTGCTGTGGACGTAATCCGTGTGTGATTTTGTCAAGACCATGAAAACCAGTTGGGATACCACGAAGAGCGTTTGGGGTATTGCGCATTACCTCATAGCGGGCCATTCTGTTTTCCCAGTTTTGGATAATGTCAATGTCTCTAAGGCGGGCAGCATCAACCGATGCTTTTTGTAAACCTACCGATAGAGCGGCCATTGCCTCTTCAAGGTTGTTTGCGTCAATCGCAGGAATTGCATGAGACAAAGAATCCATGATGGTTCTTCTTCTAAACCCTGCTACCACTTCTTCAATCAACCTAGAGAAAGTTTCTCCAGAGGCATCTTCTAATGTGACATCTCCAAATTCTTGGTTGAACACACGTTCGGTAGGAACTGCACCATGAACGCGGTTGAACTCCAATAACCATGACCATATCTCAGGCCATGAACCAGTAAAGTGGTCAACTTTCAAACCGGCTTTGATTGGGGTATTCAAGTCTTTTTCTTGAATGATTTTTGAAACTAGGTATAGCTCGCTGGAAGCCATCATATTCTCCATGCAGTGTTTGGTTTAACAACGTGGGCTCTAAACCCTATCGTAAACGCTTCTTCGTCAGTTGATACATACACCGTTCGTATGCCTCTGTTGTATCGTAAATCTATTTCGTAATCTTTTGGTGAGTCGTACCACAACACTGTGGTACGGACTCCTTTACGTAGTAACCATTCGTAAATTGGATCAACTGCATCGGGGTGCAGGAAGGTAATTACATCAGTACCAATTCCCAACCGATTAACGCAGTCAGCTAGGGAGCGTACAGCAAGATCATTTGGTTTCCACATTGGAACTGCAGTTTCCCAATTATTTGCTCGTTCATAAAATTTGTACTTGGTCTTAGCTGTAATTCCTTCGGGAGGTGTTGCTAGGACCCCTTCCCATATGCAGGATTGTCCAAGAATGGAATACTCTGCTATGTCACCGCGTTCCATTAGGAAACCCTTATTTCAGTCATCTCTGTTGTGGATACCTTTACCCGATCACCATACCGACGATTAAAGTCCATAGTTCCTAGGGTTGTAGTAATAATCATTGAGCGGGTGTCTTCATAACGTCTGCGGATAAGGCTGCCAACTTCATGGGTTGAGAAATCCGTTTCACGCTCTTGCCCCACCCCATCAAGTAACACAACATCAAATACTCCTTGGATGTACTTAAGGAGGTAGGGCATTGAATACATCTCTGGAAGAAGCCCACCGTCTTGTTCAAATGTATCTTTGAGCATATCTATGTAGCGGTCACTGCTTACAAACCGACCAGATGCACCGTTACGCAAAACAAGTTCTTGAAGAACCGCTTGACCAACAATACTTTTTCCTGATCCAGTCTTGCCGTACAAAAACAAACTGTCACCTTGCTGGTAGTTGTTAACCCAGTTGGTAACTTCTTCAATACAGCGGTCACTTACCGTAAGTGACTCTAACGACCATTCTGCCCAGCGTGTGGGAATTCGTGTATGGAATAAGCGCTCTTCAACAGAGCGGTTTCTCCACCACTTCTCTGATTTCCAATCAGTCGGAACCTGGAATGTCTGTGTCATGATTCTCCGTGTAGTAGCCATTTTCAATTATGCTCCAAAAGTCTGAGTCAATGGTTGAAGCTTCTGAGGTGCGCAACTCTAGCCACTCTTCAAACTCTTCGTGTGTTTCAAATGCGGTTGTGACCCAATTCACAAAACGTATTAGTTCTTCAAAACTTGTAAATGCAAACACTCCATCAATTTCCATGGGTCACTCTCCGATAGTTGTAAATCGCTGAAACAATCGTATCAGCGGCGGGTCGGAGGGTGGTGCGAGTTTTTGCAAGCAGTTCTTTTGGAAGTGTGATACCAACAAGATCTTCCTGTAATTCTTTAAGGTCTGCCTCTTCTTCTCCAATATGCCACTTGACCAGGGAGTTTAAAGAACTAATTTGGTTTCTAAACATCGATGATGAAAAGTCATCAGCTAGCTCGATAACTTGTGCTACTAGCTCTGGGTATCTATAGCAAACATCCATTCCTGAGATAATGATAACCTTACGTAAGGCTTCATCAGAAGCTTTATCCCAAGGTAAGTCCAGCCCCTCACGATTAAAATCATTGAGCATCAAACTTAGAATTGGGCTGGTGTTATCTAACACTGTGTCAAGTGTTTCCATTAATGATGCTTGAACACCTTTGCTAGAAAACATGAGCACTGGGGATTCTGCTCCACGCATACGGTCGGTGCTAAAGAACTTGTCAATCATCTGACGAACGGTTGTTCGTGAAACACCAGCGTCTAGTAGAAGCTTGATTGTTCTGCGGAGAATGTTCATGTCCTGAAAAGAGTACGAACAAACCATTACTGATCTGGGATGGTACACAAAGTAACTAGCCAAGTCGTTTACCTCTGGTCGAGGTTTACGTTTTACTGGTTCTTCAACCTTTGCTTTTTCGTTTACGTCTGCGCCAAGAATCATATCCTCTACCTTATCACGAGGGCCATCGGCCTTCTTTAGGGTTTTATTACTATTACTCTCTATTATTACTATTTCTCTAGAGATCAGCGCTTTTGTTACTTGTGCTGGTGTTATGTTCATTTTGATAGGGTCATGGGTGACCCTATCAGGGGTAGTAGGTAGGGTCATGGGTGACCCTATTGAGGGTGTTGTGTTGGTGGTTGATAGGGTCATAAGTGACCCTATTGCTGGTTGTGTGTAGTTAATAATGTAAGTGTTTGGTTTTGGTTTTTGTCGTAATTTTGTTGTGATTATTTGTTGCTCTGAGAGCCATTTGAGTGATCGTTTTACAGTTTCTTTTGAAGTGTATGATGCATCAGCAATCTCTTGAATAGACGCCGAAACAGATTTGTTATGGATGTGCATCATTGAAACAAGGCATGTTAAAACCTGCAGATCGCGTGGTTGACCATGCTTAAAAATGAGGGGCACTGCCCACTCAGGGACTGCTAAAAAGCGTCCACCAAAAACGTTACTGGTTCCCATTGGACTAGTGATCATAGCCCACTCAAGTCACCTCCACAACCCCTCTTCAAAAATGATACGATTTGTGGTGGCAAATAACAAGGAGTTTTTATGAAAGATTTAGCCAAGTCGCTCAAAGTGTTAGTGTCTGACGTAGTTACATTCTACTTTATGGCACATGGGTATCACTGGAATGTGGAGGGTCAGGACTTCAGCCAGTACCATTCATTGTTCTCGGAGATTTACGAAGATGCATACGGGTCAATTGACCCAATTGCTGAAAACATTCGTAAGTTGGATGATTATGCTCCCTTTAGTCTTCAAAAATTCCTTGATCTAAGAACTATTGATTTTAAAGATGTTCAACCTAATCCTAAGGCAATGGCCAAGTCATTGCTAACAGCAAATGATTCTTTGCTTGTATCTCTTAAAGATACCTTTGAAGCAGCTATGAAGGCCGACGAACAAGGTATTGCTAACTTCTTGTCAGAGCGTATTGACATGCACCAAAAATGGGCTTGGCAACTTCGAGCCTCAACCAAGTAAGGAGCCAACATGGCAGAAAAAAAGAAAGCCCCAGCTAAAAAGACAGCCGCTTGGTCTCGTGCTGAAGGAAAGGACCCCAAAGGTGGTCTTAACGAAAAAGGACGCAAGTCCTATGAACGTGAGAACCCTGGTAGTGACCTTAAGCCTCCGGTAAAGAAAGAACAGGCCGCTAAGTCTGAGAAGTCAGCAGCGCGTCGTGATTCTTTCTGTGCGCGTATGGAAGGCATGAAGAAAAAGAACACTTCATCAAAAACAGCCAACGACCCTGACTCCCGTATTAACAAGTCCTTGCGGGCTTGGGATTGCTGAAGGGAGGTAAGTAGTATGTGCACAGCATGTGGATGTGGTCTTAAGGACAAGAAGGACCCCGGCTATGGTAAGGGTCCTGCAAAGAAGAAAGCAGCACCAGCCAAGAAGGCAGCCCCTAAGAAAAAGTGAACTCATTAATTTAGTAGTAGTTACTACTGAATAACAAAAGGCCCCCGCAAGGGGGCCTTTTGCTTGGTTTGGGAACCGTATGTAAAGGACAATATTACTCGTCCGATTGACTATCTACAACCAAATTCATAATCTTTTTCAAAAGATCTTTATTTACTCCAAAGCCAAGTTCAGTCCCGTCATTAAACAATAACAGGATTGATCCAATTTCAATATCTTCTTTGACCTTGGTTGAACCAGTCAAAGCGTCAATTGCTTCCTCCTTGTTCTTTACCAGGAACCCAGCATTAGCTGCCATTCTTTTTACTGATGCAGCTGGCATAATTTCAAGAGTTTCTCTATCAAAGCTAGTTACATCTAAATCAAGAACCTTGTCCAGATGATCTTCCATTTCAGATGCCTCTGTCACTGACAGGATTACTTCACTTTGTTCTGGTAGGTCAACCACAATAGGACACAACCCATTAGTAAGCTCTAATGATTCAAGACCACGGTTAATTGTACTGTTGGCAAGATTAAGTGAACGCTCAGGATTGGTTTCATCCCACATGATAAGTGCAATACCAGGTTTGCAGTCAACCAAAAGGTCAATCACTGTAGAGTCTACATCTTCTACTAGGGTCACATTTAAAGCATGGTTGCTCAATGCTTTTGGAAGTGGTCGTCCTTCCGAAGAAGCAACTACCTCATAGTCACTTTCATTATCAAGCATCCAGTCATAAACGCATTCCATTGATGGGGAAATTGTTTTTGAACCATACCAGGGGATCACAAAAGCGTGTTTTGCAATATCATTAAGTGAAGCGTTAATTACTTCTTTTGGAACACTAGCCCCGCCAAGAATTCCGTATGTATTTGTCTTTGCCATAACACTCCTATCGAAGACTCTTGCGGTGTGCAGCATCTCCACTAAGAGTCAAAAGGCGGAGCGCTGAATGCACTGTACCAGATAAAGCTGCTATTGCAGCACCGGCTACAATAATATTATCAACATCAATAACTAGGCACGCTAAATAAGATAGGGCTATTGAAGCCAATATTTTGACCCATGGCATTGCCTCTTTTGGAAGCAGCGAGTCAATAAGTTGTAGCACTTTATATACAGCTAATGAAGCTATTAATAAGTTCATGTGTCTCCTGGTATCACGTCGTACGTAACAGCATACTTGTAGGTGGGTGTTTTTGAAATTACATTACTAGTGTTTTTGTAGTAACCATTACTATACAGCGTTCCAGATGTTAAGAGCTCTGGGACTGGCAAGATACTTTGAAGGAATCTAGAAACTACTTGTTGTGTCTTTTTCCAGTTTGTACTGTATACAGAGTATGAATTATCTTTTTCTCCAAGCCATCGATAATCTGAAATGCTTCCAGTACTTAAGCCACTTAATAACCAACCACCTTCAACGGTATTTCCATCAAAGTAGGTTCCAATGTAGTCTCGCTCCAAAAGCGTGTAAGCAAAATCATTATAAGAAATGCTTTGTCCTTGAAAAACATTATAATATTCAATAGATAAAGTTAACTGTCTATAACTAGTAACAGTGCTAGGTATTTCTAATCTCCAATATTTTGTTGAACCAAATACCTGAGGGGTAACATCAGTTACAATTTCCCGCCCTACCGCCGTACCACCTGATGAATAAGCAACACCCGCGGTAAAATAAATAAAATAGAATTGTGTTGGACTGGAAGCAACAACCTGTGATGTGTGATCATAATCACTTGGTGTTACCCCAGTTACTGCAACAGTCTGTCCAGTAACAAAACCGTGAGGTGTTGTTGTGTTGTAAGTTGTTGTACCATAGAATGAAGAGTAAGAAGCACTGGATATACTGATTTCTGGTGGATTAGCGGCACCACCAGCTGTCCAAAAGGAAACGGATTTAATAGCTCCCTGAACATCTTTTACCCCAGATACAGCACCAGGAACATTTATTGAAAAGTAAAAAGTTTCTCCACCAGTCGCATTTACATAACTGTATGATTTATAGGCTTTACCAGATGTTGAAAACGTTCCCGGGCTGTTGCCTTGTGCAATTGTTTTAAAACTTGTAGTACTCAGCACAATTACGGATTGTTTAGATTTATTGTATCCGCTTGGGCTTACTCCAGTAATATCAACTAAATCACCATTAGTAAAGTTATGGGGAGTAGTAGTTGTATAAGTAAACGTTCCAGAAGATGCCGAGGAATACACAGCATTACTGACTGCATAAGTAATACCACCTGTTTCAAGTATAGAAGTACCAGTAGTCCCTTCTGGTGAAAAATTAAGCCAACTTTGAGTTGTAGGTGTTGCGGAAGTTAGAACAGTACTTGGGGTGCCTCCATCTAGTGGAGGAGTTGTAAAAGCTGAAGTGCTAGCGTTCCCATTATCGTAAACAACCCCACCATAACTACTGGAGGGGTATCCTCCATCAATACCAGCGGCAACCCCATTAACAAACCGTGGATCTTTAAGTAAATTTACTCTCTCAGAGTAAACTTTTATAGTTTTGTTAGTTGAGTTAACCTCAACATTAGCACCACATATTGCCTCTAGATACTTTTCAATGGAACTTGGTGAACCGTTATTGCGTCTTGTAGTGCTCACTACCTTTAGTAATTCTCGTAATCTCTGTGATCCCAAATCATTAGTTGTTACGGGTACACCCATATCTTGAGCCAAAAAATTAAGAGTTTCTTCGTTGCCTACAAAAGGATCTTTCATAGCCATACTAAAATCTAGTGTTGTACGAACTTTGTCGACTTCCCAACCAAATATTGATAGGTACTTTTTAAGATCCCCGGTATTATTCTCATCCTGATTTTGGTAGTACACAGGAATTTTTGAATATAAATCCTCAGTAGAACCATAGTCATTTGGGATTAATACCTCTAACTTTGCAACCTGTTCGTAGTAGTCATCACCACTAGTTGATAGGTATTAATCCCAAATGACTATGGT